TGTCTATGGTCATCAATGGAGACATTGTGGTCTTCCGCCGTAAAAAGCAGGATCTTGAGAACCAATTGTCTGGTCTGTTCCCAGAAGTAAATGGAAGCTATGACTACCTTCTAAACATCAAGACAGTTCAGTACACGGACGAGAGTGTCAGAGAGCTTTTGGCGCAGTCCAAACAGGCAAAGAAGGAACTTGAAATTATGAAGTCTACTTCTCCTATGACAATGTGGAAGAATGATATTAAAAATATGTGAGCAGTAAGTAGATATGGGGGAAGCTTCTAAGATAGCTCTTAGTGCTATTGGAATGCAGGATACACACCTACTTTCCGATAACCCCGAAAAATCATTCTTCAATCCATCATATCAACAACATTCACAATTTCGTAAATATCATAATGTACATCGTGTAATTAAAAATGGTAATAAAACGACATGGCCATTCGGAGAAACGATCAAAGTTACTCTTAATCCACAAAGTATGGGAGATCTACTTACAAATTTATGGATACATGTTGATTTACCTAAATGGACAAGTGATATTACTTTCACACCGGGAATTGGACAACAAGCAGAACTATATATATTTGGGATGACTCTACAAGAAAGTGGATCAGCTTCATACAACTCCACAGGCGTCGCGTATGCTACCTACGATCTATTTTGGGCAGCGATGATAGCGGCAGGGGATCCAGGTCCGGGAGCTCCAAATGCTCAATTCTGGATGTCTATTGTAATGGACTATGCTTATATTAATTACCCACAAGATTTTACTTGGTATGAATTTCGTAGATACTACGAATGGAGACAGTTTGATATTCCTGGTACAGATTCTCAAACGTTAACGGATTTGTATGGTACAAGCCTTTACTTCGGGGCACCACCTCACCTACTTGTTCCAGCTGAAATGGGTAGCTGGGGTTGGGATGTGCAACTATTAGGTAGAAAAATAATAAAAAGTGTTAAGTTTATCGTAGATGACCAAGTATTAGAAGAGATAACCGCAGACTGGTGTATTATTTATGATAACATGTACCAAACGGAATCCCAAAAATATACTGCAAACAGCGCATATAACAGAAACATAGTGGGCGCCAGTTATGGATACGAGCGGAACGCTGGAAATTCTGAATCTAGAAATAATCTTTTTATTCACATCCCATTCTTCTTTTCCCAGAGTTATGCCGGAGATGTATACTCGGATAATAAACAAAATAAAACCCCGTTCCCATTATGTGCAATTCATAAACAGAAAATTATGCTTGAAATTGATTTTTTTAAACAGTCATTTTTTACTAACAATTATCCCGACTATCTCGGTATCGGCGGTGATATTGGGAGAGGACCCGCACCCCCACCACCAGCTAAAACGATGTTAGATTTTAATATTATAACGGAAGAGATTACACTTTCTAATGAAGAGTCTTTGTTTTTCAAAACTAATAATAGAGAAATTATTTATGATTTTGTGAATAAACATTCATCTATGCAATTAGAAACAAATATAGGTAAACGATCATTTGAAATACAATTAGAGCCATCTATACCCGTAAAATGTTTTCATTGGTTTTATAGGTACAAAGGATACGAAGACGAAGATGAATATAGACATATAGAAACTCCTCATACACGGTCTTTCTACAGAGCTTTCATAACATCAAATAGGTTTAATTTTACTAAAGCACAATATGATGCAGGTAATAAGATAAGCACATCACCACACATTTTAAAAAATGCATATTTTTCGTTGAATGGTGAACGTTTCCCGAATATATCTAACATCACATACGAATACTTTTACAACTACATCCCTATGCAATCTAAGTTATCTACATCGGGTAATGTAGTTGAAAGTAGATATCCAACACCTATAGGTGCTTACAGATTCAATTACGTATACTCTTATAATTTTGCGATGTATCCTAAAAGTACAATGCCTTCGGGATTTCTTGATTTTTCAAGGCTAAACTCTGATAAAACTAAACTTCATTTTGAATTAAATGACGATTTAGACCTCCTACATGGGGGTAATGGATCATCCGCTTCGCCTTCTCGTTTAGTTAACCCTGAATATAACTTTCATTTATACTATACAGGTTTTCGGGTTCTTAGATTTAACAATGGTTTTGTGTCAATTACTTGAAATAAAATCTACAAAATAAACAGGGATTAAGTCATGTCCGGTAAATTACAACTAGCTATATCAGGACTACAAAATGAGTTTATATCAGGTAAACCAACATTTTCTCATTTTTTGTCTGCTTTTAAAAAGCATACAAAATTTGCCTTTAATGTAAACGAATTCCCATTAGTAAATGCCAAAATAGGTGAAGAAACTCAATGTATTATACCAGTGGATTCCGGTGACTTAATCAGTACATTAACACTAAGATGGAAGATGTATTTTAAATCTTCAATAAGTTACGACGATGCCCAGTACGACCCGTACCGAAACGGTGCCCAACCATTTCACAACAATATTGGTATACACGGAATAGATTACGCAGAACTTTATATTGGTGGAAAACTTATAGAGCGAATAACGGGTGATTGGATTTACTTATACCACTCGTTTAATACAGCCGATTATGTCTTTAATGATTCTATTCTTTACCAAACTCAGGCCGTTCGTACCAATCCATACTTTATTCGTTATAAACTTCCAGGTACTGAATCGGTATTCGACGCAGCGAGCGGATCCCATATATGGACTTTACAACCAATGCATATTGACTTACCGTTTTATTTTTACAACAATTTATCGGCATCCATATTAGCGTGTAAACTAACTAAACAAAACTGTTATGTAAAAATCAAGTTTAAGTCTCGTGATGAAATAATACCCAGCTATATGAAAGCAAATGTAATAGATACAAACATAGAATCGGCTTCAATATTAACAAAATACACATTTTTGGGTGACGATGAACTAAACTATTTGAAATCACGACCAATTAAACAATTAATAACACAAACTCAGTTACAGAAATACAAGATACCCTACGACCCATCGATCCCACAGGCGTTCAAGAGAAATCTAGAAATACCACTAACGCTACATAATCCGATTAAAATTGTTCACTTTTTCATAAAGCGCGAGCTCGGAGACGATGGACTTGCATCCGGGTTGCCGCAGACCATTCAATTTAAGTCGGCAGGAATTAAATTTAATGGTAATTTCTTGTTTAATGATTCATACGCTAAATCAGTGTATGATAATAGATTCAAGAATTCTGTATCTTATGGAACCGCTCGTATCGGTAGTTACTCCTTTGCATTATACCCTACTAGTAATGAACCATCGGGTCACTTAAACCTAAATCGTATAATTGACAAGACATTTGTAATGGACCAGGCACCTGGGCACGACGGAGGGGTACTTAACATTTACGGTACATGTTACAACATGATGGTATACTCACATGGTTTGTGTGGCTTAAAATATTAAGAACATAGTAGGATATGGCTGGTCGTGTTCAAATATTAGCAAAGGGTCACGTGAGTGATCAATTATTAAATAACCCGTCATTTTCGTTTTTTACAAAAAAAATCAGTAAATACACGAATTGGTCAGATGAAACATTTAAAATGACTTTTAATAAAGACATCCATACAGACGATTTCATTGATGCTACAATTCCAGCAAAATACGGTGACGTACTCAAGGGAGTAACATTATCATTTAAAATTGAGGAGTTTGATGCACTTACCTTGTTTGACCCAGGGTTTAGCTCAAATATGAACAATGTATCCTTAATTGAAAAATTTGGGGTTTCCGTTATCGACTATGTTGAACTATCTTTAGGAGATCAACTAATTGATCAGGTGACTGGACACGATATATTTATTTATAACGAACTACATACACCCCAATCACAACACGGAAACTTAGATTCTTTACAAGGTGATCATTTCGTTTCTTCATATGGTTATGGAACATATGTACAAGAATGGCTTGATGGTCAACATCAAATTAGTGAGACTCTGTCGGATTCGCAAAGCAGAGAATATAGAATACATATCCCGTTTTATTTTCACAATCGGCCTAAACATGGATTTCCTCTATACGCTGTTAATAAACAAGAACTTAAACTTCGCATAAAACTAAGACCTGCACGAGATCTTTTGTTTATAAAGGGCTCCTACGGCGCTCCCGGGATAAATGTACCACTGGATGGTATCTGGGATGCTATAGCTAATAGGCAGATTATAGGAAATTTTAAACTAGATGATTTTACAGTTGATTTGGATTTAGTGCACTTAGATAAGACTGAACGTTGTAAGTTACAATCCAAACCATTTAACATGTTAATAGAGCAACATCAATACAATAAATTTTATATTGAACCACGTTCTAAATACGGAGAATTTAAACTAGATTTTAAAAATCCAATAAAAGAGATGTATTTCATAGCAAAAAATGACCGACCCGAACTAGATGAACCAACTTTCTCTAACAATTTGAATCAAATACGTAGTATTCCGCCCAGTGTGTATGGGTCCAATTTCAGTGAATGGCGAGCTGATGTTGCATATGCTAAAAAGCCTGTTCCTTTATTTTATTCACATCAGGACTTGGTAACCTTAGAATGTGACGGTGTAAAAATTCTAAACGAAATCACGGGTAACAGTAAATTTCTAGCGTACTCTATTCCACATGTATATCATAAAAGGTCACCTGTAGGTCGTCGTATAAATGTTTACAGTTTCGCTTTACAACCAGATAAATTGGAACCAAGTGGACATTTAGATTTCAGTGTAATAAAAGATGCAAAATTAACAATGTCATTAACTCGTGATGGTTCTTTCGGACCATCAACACCGATTTTTCAGATCACGAGTGGTTATTCTCCACTATATTTTTTTAAAGAGGTAAGAGTCATAGCCAAAAGTTATAACGTCATTCATTTTGAAAATGGTGTAGGGGAAATACTATTTTAATGACTCTATCACCATGTGGAAGAATGATATTAAAAATATGTAGACATTAGTTAAGTATGGGGGAAGCTGCCAATATAGCTCTTAGTGCTATTGGAATGCAGGATACACACTTGCTTTCCGATAACCCCGAAAAATCATTCTTCAATCCATCATATCAACAACATTCACAATTTCGTAAATATCATAATGTACATAGTGTAATTGAAAATGGTAATAAACCAACATGGCCATTTGGAGAAACAGTCAAGGTTACCATGAACCCACAAAGTATGGGAGATCTACTTACAAATTTATGGATACACGTTGAGTTACCTAAATGGACAACCACTGAAAGTTTCACACCAGGAATTGGAGAACAAGCGGAACTATATATATTTGGAATGACTCTAGAAGAAAGTGGATCAGCTTTGTACAACTCCTCAGGCGTACCGTATGCTAGCTACAATGATTTTTGGGCAGCTATGATAGCGGCAGGGCGTCCAGGTCCGGGAGCTCCAAATGATCAAATGTGGTCGTATATTGTAATGGATTATGATTATAATAATTACCCACAATATTTTACTTGGTCGTATCTCAGATGGGATTCGTATGGTATTCCTGGTATGGATTCGGCAACGCTTTTGAATGTGTACGGTGTCCCGTATTACTATGGTCAAGGCGCACCACCTCACCTAATGACAGCACCGGAATCCCAAAATTGGGCTTGGGATACGCAGTTATTGGGAAGAAAAATAATAAAGAGTATTAAATTTATTGTCGATGGAGAACTATTAGAGGAAATAACCGCAGACTGGTGTATTATATACGATAATATGTACCAAACAGAATCTCAGAAAGAAAGTGCAAATACAGCATACAATCGTTATCAGAGTGGGGCTGTGCCCGCATGGCAAAATCCGCTATCCGGACAAAACTCGGAAACACATGATGGGTTTTTCATTCACATCCCATTCTTTTTTAGCCAAAACTATGGTGGAGATGTATACTCAAATAATAAACAAAATAAAACACCATTTCCACTGTGTGCAATCTATAAACAAAAAATAACGCTCGAAATTGATTTTTTCAAACAATCGTTTTTTACTCTTAAGACATCCAGCTATTCTGCTAATGGTGACATTGGGAGAGGGGCTCCACCTCCACCACCGGCTAAAAAATTAAAAGAATTTAAAATTATAACTGAAGAAATCACACTTTCTAATGAAGAGTCCCTATTTTTTAAAAATAATAATAGAGAAATTATTTGCGATTTTGTCAATAAACATTCAAGTATGTCATTAGAAACAAATCAAAATAAACGGTTATTTGAAGTACAATTAGAACCGTCAATACCTGTCAAATGTTTTCATTGGTTTTTTCGGTACAGTGGATACGAAGATGAAGATGAATACAGAAATATAGAGTCAACCTCGGGCTCGAATTCTAGATCTCAAATTACAACAAATAGGTTTAATTTTGGTAAAACGCAATATGGAATGGGTAATCAAATCCACGTAGCCCCAGATGTGTTAAAGCGTGCATATTTTTCATTGAATGGTGAACGTTTCCCTAATATATCTAACATTGATTACGAATACTTTTTATTTTATGTACCAATGCAATCACAATTATCTATATCAAGTTCGTTGTTAAGTTATCAATTTAATATTATCTATTCATACAATTTTGCAATGTTCCCTAAAAGTACAATGCCATCGGGGTTTCTAGATTTTTCCGGATTAAATTCCGAAAAAACCAAACTTCATTTCGAATTAGAAGAAGATCTAGCCATCATGCACGGTGGCAATGGATCATCAATCCCCCCAAGCCGTCTGGAGAACCCTGTATACAATTTTCATATGTACTATACGGGTTTTAAAGTTCTTCGGTTTAATAATGGTTTCGTAACAATTGCTTAAAAGAAAAATCTGTGTTTTAATTAGAGTAGATAGATGTCAGGTAAATTAGTTCTATCCATAACTGGAATACAAGATGAGTTTATATCAAAAAATCCTACATTTTCTCATTTCTTATCAGTTTTTAAAAAGCATACAAAGTTTGCATTTAATACAATTGAAATTCCTTTAGTAAATGCAAAGTTAGGTGAAGAAACTCAATGCATTATACCATTAGATGCTGGTGATTTAATAAATACATTAACACTACGATGGAACTTGTATTACAAAGCTTCTATAAGTTCAGAACATTTTACAGGTAGTGTAGGACACGGTGGATATTCAGCGAAAGGGGGTACCTATGATAATCCATTTACGGATAACGTTGGTATACATGGAATAGATTACGCAGAACTTTATATTGGTGGAACTCTTATAGAGCGAATAACGGGTGATTGGATTTATTTATACAATAAATATCATTCGGCTAGATACATTTTCACTGACACCATTCTCCATCAAACTCAAGCAGGCAAGATGCCTTATGGTTCCACATCTAGGGTTGCTTCGACCGATCCAGTCACCACGACTACATTCGGTTTTCAACAAATAGAAGATTTACAACCTACTGGTGGTATTTCCTCTGACGACTTCGCCGAAGATCATCAAATGAGTTATGATGGTGATACATTGGTGGTTGGAGCCGACGCTCACGGGACCGGAGCCGTATACGTATTTATGCGTGACGACCCTTTTCCCGAGTCTGGGTGGAGTCAAACTCAGAGATTGACGTCACCGTCGGCTGGTTCGGATGGGTTTGGTATGAGTGTATCCATTCAAGGTAATACATTGGTAGTGGGAATACCGGAAAGTACTGTAGCTGGCGCATATTTCGTTGGAAGAATAGAGATATACACTCGGGACGCGGCCTACGGTCCTTCAACTTCATTTGTCTTACGCCATACAATTAATGGAGATACTTCGATTAATAGACCTTATTTCGGTTACTCTGTATCACTCGATGGTGACACGTTAGCGGTTGGAACTTGGAGGGATGGACGACGTGTTTACATATACACACGTACACCAGGAGATATCTCTTCTGCATGGACTTTACGTGATACAATTGTGTTCGGTACAGATTCAATAGGTTTAAGAGTTTCACTCAGTGGTGATAGAGTAGCAATTGGGAGCTATACGGGAGTGGTCTATGTATACGTACGTGACACACTAGGGGACCTAACTTCTACGTGGAGTCAAGAATTTACAGTAAATGGGAACAGCGGTGTCGATGGATTGGGTTCAGCCTCGCATATCGCCGGGGGAGGATTTGGTGAGGCTATATCACTCGATGGTGATACTTTAGTGATTGGCCGCAGACGTGGAACATATGTGTATGCGACTGATGTATACTTGTACCGGGCATTCGTATACACGAGAGACCCCGCGTCCGGCTCTTGGTCACAAATCGCTATATTGGAACCAATAGATGGGGCGCAGAATAATTATTTTGGTGAGAGTGTCTCTGTAAAGAATGATCTCATAGCAATCGGGGCCTCGAGAAATTCAAGCGGCAAAATATATGCATACACACGTGCCATACCGGGAGACACATCATCTGGGTGGACTTCTACTGCAACTCTAACTCCCAGTACTGGTTCTTACGGGGGTGATTCCGTTGTTACTGATGGCACTACTATTATTTCAGGAGACAAAGCAAGACATGCGCATGTGTTCTTGAATACAAGCACAACTACAACTTCTTACGCACCGGTTTTAGAACATAAATGGAACCTTAAACAAATGCATATAGATTTACCATTTTATTTTTATAATAATTTACCAGCATCTATACTGTCATGTAAAATCACTAAACAGAATTGTTATGTGAAAGTCAAATTTAAACCCTTTGATAAATTGGTACATCCATTTTTATTACCGTACACAAACGATACAAACATAGAGTCAGCTTCGTTATTAACAAAATTTACCTTTTTAGATCACGATGAATTGAACTTTTTGAAATCGAAACCAATTCAGCAATTAATTACACAAACTAATTTACACCAACATGATATAATTAGACAAAATGAGGGTCACGATCATACGACGGAAATACCATTAAACCTGGCTAATCCAGTTAAAAATATACATTTTTTCACAATAAAAAAATCACGCCTATCAGATTTAATAAAAACTGCGAAGATGAAAATATATACACCAAATGTATTCGATTCTGTTTACCTATATATGTACACTATCCCATTTTTGTCGGCGGGACTTAAAATTAATGGTAATTATATTTTTGATGAGTCGTATGTTAAATTAACACATGAAAATTCGTTAATTAATTCCAGATCCTCACAAGCTCAACCTTTGACAACCTACGGCGGTTCTTACCCAACGCGCGGTTCGGGATTTATATTTGATGAATCCAGTAGTTATTCATTTGCATTATATCCTTTGAACAATGAACCATCTGGTCATTTAAATTTCAGTCGTATAATTGATCAAAAATTTACAATTGATCCAGGATTCACCACCACCACCGACGGACACCCTAGCAACATCCTCGTAGCGGATAACGTGCATCAAGTATCAGTCGGTGATACTCTTGAAGTTAATATTTATTCTACGAGTTATAATTTTATGGTATACTCAAGCGGATTATGTGGCTTAAAATACTAATGTCATAATAATATATGGCTGGTCGTATCCAAATAATAACAAGAGGTCATACCAGTGACCTTTTATTAGATAACCCATCATTTTCATTTTTTACTAAAAAATATAATAAACATACAAATTGGGCAAATGAAAATTTTAAAATGGATTTTGATAAGAAAATATATACAGATGACTATATTGATGTGACGATCCCAGCAAAATATGGTGATATTCTCACGGGGGTAACATTATCATTTAATTGCGATAAATCTAAATTACCGGGTATAATAGATGGTCTTGTTCCTCTTGGGAGTGTTGGCCAACTAGGAGAGGAAGTATTAATGTACGTCATTGAAAAATTCGGAATTTCTGTGATTGAATATGTAGAATTATTATTGGGAGATCAAATTATCGATAAACTAACTGGGGATGATATCTTTATTTATAATGAATTAAACGTACCTGATTCGTATGGACCAAGTTTAGATATTATGCATGGTCCAAGTTTCACCTACGATCAAGGAAATCTCTTTCCGATACGACAACAAGTAGATGGCCAGTATTTTTCTACACTGTATAATAATGGGAACATAGATACAGAATTTAGAATACAACTTCCATTTTATTTTCATAACCGCCCTAAAAATGGGTTTCCCTTATGTGCAATTAATAAACAAGAACTTAAAGTCCGAATAAAACTGCGATCTGCGAGAGAAACTATTTTTATAGCCGGGGAGAAGGCTTACTCGAACGGCTTAGGTGGTAATGAAACGGAAGCAAATATACCACTTCGGAACATCTGGCATCCTATGGCCGAAAAGAGAATTGCAAGACAATTTGAATTGGACGATTTTACAGTTAATCTAGATTTAGTACACTTAAATAAAACTGAGCGATGTAAAATACAATCTAAATCTATGAATTTATTAATAGAACAACATCAACAAAACATATTTAGCATCGAACCACAATCTAAATTTGGAGAATTTAATTTAGATTTTAAAAATCCAGTAAAAGATATGTATTTTATAGCAAAAAAGAATGAACAATGGTCGGATGCACAGATATCACTACTAGATCAAATGCGCGGAATTACTGACAGTGCTCACACATCCGGGGGGTTCCAAAGTTGGCAAAGGAGTATCTTAGGTAAAAAACCTGTTCCACATATGTATACACAACAAAAACTCGTAACTTTAAAATGTGATGGAATATCAATTTTGAATGAAACTACGGGAAGTTCTATGTTCATGTCGGTAACTATACCAAATACGTATTATAAACGCTCACCCTACGCCCGTAATATAAATGTATATAGTTTTGCTTTACAACCAGGTCAATTGGAACCAAGTGGACACTTGGATTTCAGTTTAATAAAAGACGCAAAATTGACGATGGAGCTACCAACTGATGGGAGTCATCAAGATTCTACCAATCCCAATGGAGTAGGGCCAATATATTTTAGAAAACAGGTAATCATACTAGCTAAAAGTTATAACGTCATTCATATTGACGATGGTATAGGAAAAATACTCTTTTAATTTCTCGATAGTTCCGGGTAGTGTGAAACTATGGGGAATTACTTGTTAAACAGTGACGTCCTATTATCCTTGATGTAGTCATAAATATTATTTTTTATAACCCATTTGATGAAGTTCAATTGTGCCAAGGTCGTATGAATTTCATGAGATGTACCGGGAACTGTGTAAGGAAACTTCTCAGATCTACAAAATGGATCAAAGAGTTTCTTAGAGTACCCATCCAAACTGGATTTGTACGCGTAGTGTACAGTAAATATTTTACCATCACTCGTCTTGTATGATGTGTGGTTCTTCTTGGCGTAATTAGTGATGAACCACTCGAGATTTCTCAGTGAAATGCCACCAGTTTTATCTAGTATATTCATTAACCTTGATCGGTTGTCTTCTTCGTTGTAAAAGTTATTTATTGATGTTAGCAGAATATCGGATTTACTCATTATTTAATAAGGAGTCTAAATCTATAAGCCTATTCGTTGAAAGTGATCTTTCACATGCTGGACACCCCACAACGTTTCTAAGACCAGGGCCGTGGGTGTGACCATTGAAAGTCTCATGAAATCTTTGTTTAATTTTTTGACCTTGTTTTTGATGCTTACCACAATATCCATTCTCACCAGCCTTGAAAGTACACCTAGTACCGTCAGGTTTTGTACCCATACATGTAGCTGTAGCGGATACCTTTGGAACATGCTTCAAAAGCTGTATCAAAGGGATCTGGTATTTTTTTGAAATCGTTTCCGCGAATGATGTTATGGTGAGATCTATTCGCAGTTTGATTTCCTCTTCTAGTACATCGTTAATCTTTTCATTGAAACTCATCACTTACTTATCTCTTGTTCGTATTTTTTAAATATGTCTTCAACACTTTCTTCTCGCTGAACACGAGCATTTTTTATACGATCTTTTAGATCCGTGATTTTACCATCAAAATCTAGACCAAGTCTTTTACATTCCTCTATCAGATCCACTTTCTTCATAGTACTTAGGGCAGGTTCACGCTTCTTTGGAGGTGGTTTGCATTGGGTAATCAATTCACCAAAGATTTCCTGCTTCGTGTTGTCAAATAGTGGATCAAGTAGATCACACACGGGATTTAAAAATTTATTGATGAAGTAGTATTTATAATCAACTGGGAGGTTTTGCTCTTCAACGTATTTTGGATCCTCGGATTTTTCAAAAGCCTTAGCTTTAG